GTGACGTAACGTCTGTCTTTTGGAATAAAAATGACACAACTAGACAGTTATTACATGGAGCTAGTTATGTCGAAGTAGTATCGTCGGGATCTTCTGGAAGAATAAATAATTTTGGATCTACTAGAATTTTCACTGTCAATAACGATATAGATTTACTATCCGATATTTATTTGGATATTAATTTTGAAGTAGACATTTCGAATTCCTCTGGAAGCAACGGCCTTACTACAAAATTGAGATTGTTTGATTTTGAAATGAAATCAAGTTTTGCATATCAAATAATAGACAGGGTAGAATTTATGGTAGGAACTCAAATTTGGCATACGCTCACCGGAGATGATATAAAAGTTTTAAATTATACATCTAAACCAACATCTTATAATATTGAACATGCTCATTCTTTGAGTTCTCCGCGATACCATAACGGTACTCATTCAGCTGGGGTTGGAGTTGAAGCAGACGCCAGTTTTGCGTCTACTTTACCAGACGTTTCTAACAATTTAAAAGAAACTGTAAGGACGGTAGTTTGGATACCAGCTTTATGTTCTAATATTGTAAACTCTATTAGATCTTTTTCAAATGTATCTGAAAATGGTTATATAATGGCAGCTGCTCCTCAACAGTCTGTTAAAATTAAATTAATATTTAAAAATAATACAGTACCAGAACGAATCGAATCGGTTTTTGCCACTCCAAGTGCTACAAGTTCAAACGTATCAACAAATACTACTTATCCAAATACATATGCTTCAACTACAGACGCAGACGGCTCTTTAACTGCCACTGGCGTGGCTTATTTTGGTAATGGCCTTGGCGGAAGCGGTGGTACTAACGCGGCAGCGCGCTATCCATTCAAAACTGTTATTCTCGATGTTTCGCAAAGTGCTACAAACATCGCCAGCGCGGGAGCAAGCACTACAGGTGTTACGCTTCGAACAACAATATCTTCTGTAAGAATGTTTGCTAAACAAGTTATGTTGTGTAAGGAAGAACGAGATCAGATTAGAAATATTCCTAGTGGAATACCTTATAGAATTAAAATGTCTCAGTCTGTTAGATCTCCGCTTCCAAGTACCGGTACAGAAATTACAATAGATTTAGATTCTTTCTCGTTATACGCGTCTCATCTACTAATAAGCGTGGATATGTCTAGAAATTGTATAGTGAGAGATATGGAATTAAAACTTAATTCATCTTCGTTTTCCGGTACTTTACCAGCTAGTCTGTTGATAAACAACATGACAGAGCATTTGGGTATTCACACTCCTCCGACAATCGTAAGTTCTCATTTTAATTTCCTGTCGAGGTTTCATTATATCGAAGGTTCGGAAAGGCTTGGTGAGCATTATGGCGAACAACCTCTTATGGTATTTCCTTTAGCTTCTACCGCATTTTCTGGTTCAGCTGTACCTCTAAATAGATTTGATAGTATCAGACTAACTATAAGATTTACAGGAACACCTGGAGATGCGGGTACTTTTGCTTTATCCGGAAAAACTTCAGGAATTACTGTAACATGCGTAGGAGAAACAACCGTTTTATATAAAGGTGGAGCGGCAACTCTTGCCATGTATTAAACATCGAATATTCGAATAAAATAAATATAATAAATTTTATTAATTCTATAAAATTTATTATTATTTTAAAACTTACGTTTTTTACATTGAACTTATAAAAGTCCAATTTAATTCTTTACATATACATTTCCATATAGCGTCTTGTTCATACATTTTTTCTCTACTTTTGAGTAGAGGAAAATATTTTAAATATTCATCTTTTTCTAAAAGTTGAAAAAATTTATATAAAGTATACGAATAACTTAAAAAATTTTTTCTAGTTTTAGGGCAGCATTTTTCGAAAGGTTTTTGAATTTCATTAAACATTTGAATTAATGTATTTTCTAATTCTTGATTAATTGGAGTTCTTTTTTCACCAGTAATTTTTGTAATTATATGAGGTATGTGCTCATAGTACTTGTTTAATTTTAATTTTTTCAAAAATTCTTTAATTTTAGAATAAGTAATATCCTTTTTATCAGTAATTCTTTCTTTTTTAATTTCTGCTATTACACAATTAATAATTTCATCTGGAATGCTTATGTTTTCACGCCCCTGAGTCTGTGAAATCCATTCTTTAAAATGATTAGTTCTTTTATAACAAAATGGTTTATTAAATTCGTGAGTCTCAGAGTGATTCCATTCTGGAATACTCGTAATATTAAAATTTTCTATATTACCACATGTGTAACATACATTTATACCAACAGATGTATCGTTTATCAATTTATTTCCACAATCGTTACATTTAAAATTATAATGGGATAAACTATAACTTATATTTTCTTCTGGAAAACAAGTAGCTATATAATTTTTATATAACAATTCTTTATCATTTTTTGAATCTAATTTTATATATTTTGAGATTTCACCCTTACATTCATTAGATATAGTTTGTTTTTCAGAGTTATCTATATTTTTAATAAAGTCCATCGCATTAAATAAATAATCTGCTAAAATTCTATTGGATTCTATATTTTTAATTTTATTAGTTAAAGCCGTTATTTCATCAATTTTACTTGAATCTTTACGTTTTAAACTTTCAAGTTCATCTTTGTAACTTTTTAAATTTTTACGTTCAGATTCGATTTCGTGTATTTTGCTTTCGTGTCTAGCTATAATTGACGATCTAACATCTGTATGAATTTGTTTTTTCGAAACTTTAAAAGTAGACATTTTATTTATTACAATCTTTTAAATTTTTTTAAACGGTTTTAATTTAATAATTTAAAAGATTGTAATAAATAAATGTCAATAATCAAATTTTCAAATATATTTAAATTAAAAAATTTAAGAAACATTGCTAAATTTTATAGAATCAAATTTGTTTCAAAATTAAATAAAACAACTCTTATTAATTTATTAAATAAACACAACGCAGCCAAAATAATTCAACGCAATTTTAGAAATAAACTTTTTTTATCTAAAGAGTGTCCAATATGTAATGATATATTAATTTATCCATTCGTTTCCTTTAAAATTAACGATAAATTTTTTTATTATGATTTTAAAACTATAGTAACTTATTTTTCAAAAACAGGGGATTTTAGAGATCCATGTACTAGACAATTAATATCAGATCGTAAAATTTGTAAAATTAACGACCTTATTAATTATTATTATGGAAATAGATCCAATAAAATTTTAATATCTAAAAATATGGTTAAAAATGCCGAATTTAACATAATTACATATTGTATTTATGATTTAATTAAAGAACTTGAATCAGTAGAAACATTATCTTTGAATGATACATACGAGAATATTTTACCAAGATTTGTATACTATATTAATTATTTAATTAAAAGATACCCAGTTGAAGAAATTTCAATCGTTTTAAAAGCTTGTAAAGCATCTATTAAAAACCCAACTTTATTAGAGTATTTAAAACTAGTTGAAACAAAAATTGCTGAAAATATTGATATATAAAGAAAACTATTATATAATAATGCGAAAATGGGGTGCATAATATGCGACCCAAAATGTAAATATGAAAATTGTATTTGCGGAGAAAAATTTTGTAGTTTTGACTATATACTTAAAAATTTTGCCGATTTTAACACCCTAAATGAAAGTAAATTTACACTAATAAAACCGTGGAGTATATCTACGATAACAGCAGTGTGTAATTTTAATAGTAAAATAGATGTTAAAAAGTATATAGATATATACGGAAAAGATTGTCTTAAAAAACAATTTTATAATTGTTTACATTATTACATTGGTGTAAAATACCAACCTAAAACTAAGATTTCTGTTAAAATTTTTTCTAACGGAAAAATACAAATGGCCGGCGTATTAAATGTAACAGCTATTTCATATGCTGTTAGAAAGATATTTAAACGTTTATCTAAAATACAGGCTTTAGAAAAAGATGCCTTTATATCTGGAGTAAAAGTATGTATGATTAATTCGGATTTTAAAATTAATAAGACAATTAAACAAAAATTTTTATGTAAACTTTTTGACGAAAAGAATCTATCTTATATTAAGAGATATTCTTTTAATCCTAACAAATATCCGGCTATTAATATTAAAATCAATAACGAAGATAGTATCTCTGCGTGTACGTGTTTAATTTTTAGATCTGGTAGTATAATTATAACTGGAGGAAATGACGTCAGTGAATATCTAGAAGTTTATAAAAATATAATTAAACTGTTTGAAGAAAATTATGAAGATATATTAGTCTGAGTCTTCGGCATCTTGTTCTGTTATCTTTTCTAAATTAGATTTTTTATCAGTTTTTTCTTTATTATATTTTTCTTCATCTGAATATTCTTCTTGTTGGTCTTCTTCTGGTTTGTCTTCTGCTTGTTGGTCTTCACCAGAATTGTCTAGTTTTGGAATTACATTCTTTAGTAAAACTCCTGACAAAAATTTATCTAAAGTATCTAATTTTTGATTAGAAACGTTTACCTTGTTATTTAATTTATAAAATAGATAAAATAATATTAAACAAATACATAATAGGATTAAAAAATAAATTAAATAGTTGTTGTTTAATTCTTCCATATTTTAAAATATTAAAATATTTTATTAAACTTTTTAAAACGAGAATTACTCAGGATCGTCAATTAAGTTCTCATCGCTTGCGATATCAAGTCCTACGATAAAAGAGCATCTTTTTAACATTATTCCCGATTTTTGTGGATATTCCCGAGTTCCCTGTAAAACCACTTTTAGATCGTTGTTTGTAAAAGTTGCCATATAATAATCTTTAGTAAATTGTTCTCTTGGCAAATTATTTTCACGACAGTGATCGTTGAATGCCTGTGAAAATACTTTCAAAGGGATATAAAGTTTTTTATCGAAGATAACATTACCCGATTTTAAGAAATTTTGTAGAGAATTTGTAGTTTGTTCCATATCTTCTTTATTTTCATGAAAATATTTAGGGAGAATATTCCAAATTCCACGCTTACCGTATGTTTCTAAAGCAGAGTGATAACCCTTAACACATAATTTTAATATAAAAGGAATTTCTCTGGATAGTTTTTTGTCGATTTCAGTATCTGTAACCTGTACTTTTTTCCAAAAATTAATAACAGCTGTTCTTCTAGATACACTTTCGGAATTATTCTTATATCTCATTATTTTATTACCACCCATTGTCATTGGTACTTTCCAATCAATTGTCTCATCGTTTTTATATTTTTCAGAGTATGTGTTTCTACCACCTTCAACGAGTAATTGCCAATCTGTTTGTTCCATTTTGAAATTTTCAGCAATTTCTGGAGCTATAACCATAAACTTATTTACATGTGGTTTAATACCATATTTGGCATCGATATTATTTGATATAATACCAACATCTTCCTCTTCATAAAATTTTTGTAAAATTTTCATTAAAATAGTGCTTTTACCAGCACCTGCCTGACCAAGTAAATATAGAAGAACTTGCCAGTTGTCTAATTCACCAATATCGAAACACATTCTTCCCATAAAAATACATAACCATTTCTGAATTTCTTCCGGAAATTCTTGATAATCTAAAACACTTTTAAACGTTGGACAATGATCCATAATTTTAAACCAATCGTCATAATCATCAAAGTTATCAAATGTAGTATCATGAAATTTACAAGCAACAGTATAACTAGAAATGTATGGATGGGACTGACCATAAGGTACGAAAACATCTGTATATATAGGCGTATCACCAGGATTCGCAATGTTATATTTAGTTATGTAATTTCCATTCTTAAATGCGAAAAGATGTCTATCTTTTACAAGAGTTGGTAATTCTGGACCAACGTATTCCATAAAATATTTTTCAGTATTGTTGATATTACTGATTCCATTTGCCGTGGCATTTTTCCACTGATTAAAATTTGTTTTATGATCACTCTGTTGATAAATATATTCTTTAATACTACAGTGTTTTTTCCAAGCGTGTGTATTATTTCCGTTTTTAATAATTGGTTTATAAAGATTTGCTCCATATTTTGTAAATCCTTCTTCCGGGATTTTTTCCAAAAAATAAAGCAAATACATCTGGTAAGATGTTTTTTTAGAATCGTCTGTAAATCTATTGAATTTAAATAACATATGAGGATCTTCATTTGAAAGTGGATTATGAGATTCTTCTGTAGTTTTATAAAGAAGATAAATATCTCTAATGAGTCTTTCGCTATAAAAAATAACTTCATAAATTCTATCCCAATTATTTTTATATTTTTCAAAATCTGGTACAATTTGTTTAAATTTTAAATAAAGCGCGGTAGTCTCGTAAATAGCTTTCTCCAACTCGCTATGTAGTAAACTTGTATCAATTGTGTAAATATCAGATATATTTAAGTTTTTACATGCTCCTGTAAGAATATTCTTTTTGTCTATCGTCCATTTTGAATTCAAAGTTTCATAATATAAAAGTAAGTCATTTACATCTGCTTTTTTAATTTTTTCCTTAATTTCGTTAGACCAGGTACGAGTGTCGTTTGTATCAGACATCTTACTTATAATATAATATATTCCTTGCTTTTATATAATTTTTAAAAGCGCGTTTTACACGTTTAAAAAATTCAAATTATAAAATAGCTATAGGTTATATGAAGACTTTTCTTCTTTTTAAACAAAACGGAGAAATAGAAGAAAAAACTACTAAAACTAAACTATTTGATATTTCGAGTAGTTTTTTTGATAAAGCGTATAACAGTTATGTAAAATACGAAAATTATATTGTTTTACATAATAATACTTTACATTCAGAGATAAACAAAACTATTTTTTATTTTACTACAGATAGATTTAATGGCGATGTAGCACTTATTAAAATTGATAAGGATAACACCATTAAAAATTTGAAAATGAACGATTATTTTAAACAATTAATAAAAACATTTAGACAAATTGAATATAACAACTCCGAATCAGACTCTGAACCTGATTTAAATCAATATGGTACTCTTTTGTTAAAAGAACCATTTGAATATTAATTTTTTACCTTTTACATTTTACACTTTACATTTTACATTTTACACTTTAAACTTTTATTTTCACTTTTTTCGCGATCTTCTACATAGATGTAATTATGTAAAAATTTTGCCTTTTCTTCAGAAGACATTCCATGTATTTTATCCGAATCGTAAGAAAAAAATTTAACTAGTCTATCATAAACATCTGCTTTTTTAATCGCTTTCATATGTGTGGACTGTTTCAGTTCAATAGTTCCACTATTAGTATTACATACATCTAAATCGTTCTTTTCCATAAAAGATAAAACTTCCGTTTGCTTTTCTTTTTTATAGTTAAGAAGTTCTTTTATTCTATCTTGAATAGGTTTCATTTTCAATTTTAAATTTTTAATTTCTATTTCTATTTTGTTGTATTCTTCTACTTCATGTTTAAAGAGTAGAATTTCATTATCAGTTACGTTTAGCATTTGCCTATTTATTTGTTATTTTTTTAAATTAATTATTTTTTGAAATTAATATAAAAATTTTATACAAATAAAAAACATTCATTAAAAGTATTAAAATTATAATTATGGAATATATTTTAATTGGCCATGCCACATCATGTATCACATTTTTTATCTTATTTTTATTTTCTTCGCTTAAAAAAGATTCAATCATTATTAGTTACTGAAGATTTTTTAATCGCTTAAACCACCGCCATCATCAAACGGGCTAGTATCTAATTCTGAATCATAAGAATCTATATCAAACGAATTATCTTCGTCTATTTTAGACTCTGTATCCGAATTGTCTGACACTATTTCCATTTTCTTAATTTTATCTAAGAGTTCTTCGTCGCTTTTAATAATATAACCTATAGTATTTCTAGATTTTTTAATAGCTGTAGTTTTAAAACACGAATTTTTAACCTTAATTTTTTTATTAAAAGTCTTTAGATTATCTGGAATCTCAATAATTATTTCTGGATAATTATGTATTTTACTTTTTTTAATAATAGAGACGTTATATATTCTTAATTTTAATGATGAAATATTTTCATTTCTTGGAAAAAAAAGTGGAAAACACAACTTTCTAAGATTAAAATTTATATTAGAAACGTAATTATCCCTACACATACCATAGTTATTTGTAGATATTTCAAATAAATATATATAATGTTCTAAATTTTTAACTGCGACAATTTTTGGATCTTCTTCATATTTTTCTACGACGTCTATTTGAGAACATACTAGAGGGTTTAAAATTTCTACTTTTTTAACTACACGCTCTAGTTTAAAATTACATTTTTCTTTTTTATCAGATAAGAGCGTACCACATTTGTAAATATGATATTTAATGTTATCCTGTTTAATAGTTTCGTAAAAAAACGCAGGATTTCCGCACTTACAATTCATTTTTTATATATTAATTTAATCGATAGTTTTAATCTTTATAATAAATAGCAATTAATTATTATAAAGATTAATTAGATAAAATATTAATAATGGATAGAGTAAAGCACCTAAAGTGTATACAAAAGAAATGCCTTAAAATTTTTAAAAAAAAGAACACCGATTACGGCGACGCTTTTTCGCAACACGGTACTGTAGGTGTTCTAGTTAGAATAAGTGATAAACTTTCACGATTCACAAATATCACTCAACGCGGTATTGAAATTAATGTAGAAGATGAGACGTTAAAGGACACACTAATGGATTTACACAATTACGCTGCTATGGCTATCATGTGCTTGGAGAAGAATTAATCGACCTTTTTCTTTAAGTATTCTTTGTAATTATGTATGTGAAACCATTCCTTGTCTATTCCAGGACAGGTGGTAGAACCAAAAATATTAGAAATTTTAATAAAAGTTCCATTAATATATTCTCTAAAATTATTGATATCTTTGTATAATTTTTTGTATAGAACCAAATTATTAGTACTCTCGAGTAAAATTTTAAGTTTTTCCAAAAAACTTAGTAAAACGGTTTCTATAAGTTTCCAAGTATTGTTATTGCTATTTCTAAGTTTATTTTTTTTATCTAGTCTTTGAATAGTAATTTTCCAGCGTTCTTTAGAAATATCTCCTAATAAATAACCAACCCTATTGTTCAATAGGTCGCGTTCAAAAAGTTCGTCTCCTTGGTAAAAAGTAGCAACGAGTGCCTGCGTGTGGCGATAAAATCGATAAACGTTTATAAAATAATCTATTAAAAATTGTTTATTTGAAAAGATGGTTACAAGAAGGGGCATCATCTGATACTCATTAAGAACAAAATTGTTACAGTCCTGTTGAACGACCGGGTTTGGAAGTATAGGCTGATTAGTTTCTCTTAGCCATCTAAAATATTCTGGATTGTGATTATACCCAGTAATTTGAAATCCAGTTTTCCAGGAAAACTGGACATGACACTTGATACACCACATTTGATCGCAGCCGTCAATTTTCGAAATCATTTCGCCACATCCAGGACACGGTTTTGAAGACTTTTTAATAATAAGAACAGTTTCTTTAATAGTTTCGTCACAAACGTGGTCAGTATCTTTAACACACATACAATCTTTACAATATTGCGTGTCGCATAAATTACAAAAGTGTTTAGAACTTAAAAAACCTTTACATTTATCATCTGGACACTTAAAAGTAAAATTTTCTTTAGTTTTATCTTCTTGTAATGTTCCCAAATATAGTCTATTTATTTCATTGGTATAATCATAAACAGTCGCCTTGTACTTTTTAATCAAATCGTTTAATTTTTTAAGTTCTATCATTGCCTCTTCTCTTTTGGCAATTAATTCACGAGTCTTTTTAACTTGAGACGCGCGATGTTGGGTTTCAGGTAAAAGTGAAATTTGGCGTTCAAGAAAAAGATTTTCAGTATGTAATTTAAGTTCATTTTGAACAAATTTTTTAGTTAAATTGGTATTCATAAAATCTCTATCCCAAGTAGATTTACAAAAAATACATTTTGGATCGTCAAATGAATTAAGAATATACTTTTTACAACAAGTTCTACAAGCAAATTTATCTTCTGTACATCCTTTACACTCTACTTTGAAAAAATTTGAGTTGTTAAAAGTTTCGCAGCAGATATCACAGTCCATGATTTTTAATATCTTAGTGTCAATTATTTCTAAGTTAATTATTTTTAAGATAATTATTTTAAAGCAATTAATAATTATATGGAGACGGTCGGACTCGAACCGACGACCATAGGCTCATAAGACCTACGCTCTAACCAACTGAGCTACGCCTCCATATAATTATTTTAGTGAGTTAATGAACTAATTAAATATTAAACTTTTCTTTAAGTAATTTTAATAAAATAATTTCAATAAAATAATTTTGCGATTTAATTTCAAAAAAATATAATTATTTAATATAAATTGTAAATGGCGCCAGACCCCGAATTAACTCGAAAAGTTTTTAAAATTATGCATAAAAAGGGCATCACTTTAAAGCAAGCGTGGGCAAAAGTTAAAAGACCTAAGAAAAAAAAGGACCCCAAAATGGTTAAAAAGACTAAGTCTAAAGACAAACCAAAAAAGAAAAAGGCAAAAAAATAATTTATTTAAAAGTTTTTTAGAATTTTTAGTAAATGAAACGCGTTCTTATAGACTCTTCTACTTCTGAATTAAAAAAAAAACTTACAGTTCAACCCTATTTACCAGGGTCGCCTACAGTTATTAATTATTATATGTATAAAATGTGTGAAAATTATATTTACATTCCAAAATTTTTTAATTGGAAATCTGATAATATAATTTTAGAGAACAATCATAAATTATCTAAAATAGATATTAACGCTAGTCCAAGAGAATATCAAAAACAAGTTATCGACGATATATACAGTAATATACTTAAAAACGACTCATGTATCGCATGTTTATATACAGGTTGGGGAAAAACATTTGCTAGTTTGTATATAGCACATCTTCTAGGAGTTAAAACATTAATCATAGTTAATAAAGAAATCCTTTTAGAACAATGGAAAGAACAAATTATTAAATTTACCGGAATTATTCCAGGTATAATTCAGGGAAGTACAATTAATGTTGAACCATTAATTTGTATAGGAATGGTTCAGAGTATCTCTATGAAAGAATATCCCGATATATTCAAAGATTTTGGTTTCACGATTTATGACGAAACGCATCACTACTGTTCGAAAGTATTTTCTAATATATTTTATAAAATACGTTCTAAATATAGTCTAGGTTTAACAGCGACTATAAAACGCGCTGATAAATTAGAGTATGTTTTGGAGTGGTTTTTAGGCAATATAGCGGTAGATGTTAAACTTCTAATAATACAACCTGAAATACAAATTTACAATTTTAACGAATATCAAGATAATACGATCAAGTACAATCCAAATGGCAAAATAAACTCTCCGGCAAGTATAACTAACATAACTGAAAATAAAAATAGAACCGAATTTATAATTCAAATTATCAAAGAAATGTACAATTGTGAACGTAAAATTTTAGTTTTAACTGATAGAAAATCTCACTGTGAATATATTAAACTTTTATTAAAAGATTTGTCTGTAGGTATTTATTACGGTGGTATGAAAAAGGAAGAACTAAAATTATCTAATGAATGTAGAATAATAGTTGCTACATATCAAATGGCATCCGAAGGTTATGATAATCCTGATCTAGATACTCTAATTTTAGCTTCTCCAAAAGGTAATGTAGAACAAGCAGTTGGAAGAATACTCAGAAAAAAAAATAAAAATGAAGCAATTATTGTAGATATAAACGATTGTATTAGTATATTTAATAATTGGAATACAAAAAGACAATCGTTTTATAAAAGTAGAAATTTTAAGATTACAGTTAAAAATAAAGCAATTAAATTTAACGATGAAAACTTTAATATTACCGAGTGTTTAATTGCCGATTAATTTATCGTCTAAGTCTTCTTAGTTCTGATTTTATCATGCTCTCTCTAAGCGATGCCTCCATTCCTCCGTTCATACCAGAAAGACTAGACGAATTATCTAGAATTTTGTCATTACGCGTGGAATCATTAACCGAATCGGTGATATCTATATCCTTATCTTCTATATCGATAGTAGCGTTCAAATTTTTAGTGAGATCTTTATCTGATTCAATAGTAGAACTGTATGGTCTTACAGATTTTGTTGTAGTATATAATTTTCCTACAATTGGTAATTCTCCGTAATAAGACTTAAATGTATCAAAACCTTCTATTTTTGGCATCATAGACGAATTTTTATCAAAAATTTCTTCTAAAAAGGAAATTTGTTCTCCTGGAATGTTACCTTTATATTCGCTTTTTTCTGGAGACATGTATACATAAATAAGTAAAGAAACAACACCAATTAAAAAAAATAGGGCAACACCTTTTATTAACATCTTTAAATTAATAAAAACATTTTTTTTTAAATATTAAATTTAATTATTTTTTTTGCGGCGCTAAACAATATTTAATTTTACCCAAATTAGCGATATTGTATAATATAGTTAATGGATAATCTGTTTTGAGATATATTTCTATAGTAGAACACAAATTAGTAGATTTACAAAATAAAAGTATATATTTGATATTAAAAAGACCTTCCTGATAAATTTCGTTTTCTTCTATATTATTATTAGATTCGTTAATTTTAACTAATTGTTCGGCAAAATCTCCCTTTGCTGAAAGAATTAGTTCTTTTGAATTAGATTTTATAGAAATTTCATTGGACACGTTTGCTAACTCAGATATATAAGTTTGAAAGTCGGCTGAAGGCATTGTTATATAAGAATCGAATGAAATATCTGGAATATTGTATATTTTTTCATCGATGTCTAGTATTTTAATTTTACTCTCTATAGTTGTCTTTTTATTACTATTTGTGGTTTTAATTGTTAAAAATGTAGCATCTTTTTCATAAATACTAAAAGAAATCATGTCTGCGTGTTTTGTACCTTTTAGTATTTTATAGATTGAAAGTAAATTTATACCTATATTAATTTCTTTTTCACATATATATTCTTCAAATTTTTCTGAATAAAGAATTAGATTTACTATTGCGCAATTTGTATTGTCTATTGTCGTTAATTTAATCCCTGATTTATCTACTGTAAAATTTACATCGCACAAAATATTTTTAAGAGCTTCAAATAAAATTCTTATTATATTCGTCTGAACCGTAGTAAAACTAAACAAATATTTTGAAGACATTTGTTTAGTTTTAAATTACTTTTTTAAATTACTTTTTTTCAAATTAATTATCCAACTTATCGTCATCCTTAGGATCTACTGCCGCATGCCTTTTCCAAATTAAATCACATGGAAGTTTTTTGATAAAACATTTTTTACCACTAATTGGAGTGTCGTTAGAAATAAAAATAATTAAACCATCTTCAAAATTGAAATCTTTATATCTAGGATGATCCGATAGTATATCTTTGAGTAAAGGCTGTTCTTCGCGATCTCTATAAAAATTACATAGCGGTCCTAGATATGGAGTCACATAATCAGTGATATTAATTTCATTAAAGAAAATGCTTTCTGGATAGTATAAATACTTTGTTGGTTCAACTCTAAACCTATATATCGGAAATTGTATATCTTTTTTATAAGTGATATATTTCATCAAGTTTCCATTAAACATATACTCAATTATAATGTAAATTATATCGTCAGTTTCTTCTATAGATTTTATAGTCTCTTCATCTAAGTCAGTCTCGACTAGTTCTTTTCCGTTGTCTGTTTTAATTCTATAACATATCAATGTATATTCATCTTCTTCTTCTACAACATCTTCGAAAGATTTATATTTAACCACATTGATAGAGTTATAAATGTTAAGCATTCTTTTAATTAAGTATCCAGATGAAAATAATCCTGCTATAGTGTATAATGCCCACATCTATTTAATTTAAATATTTAAAGATTCTTTAAATAAGTTTATAAATGAGTACAGATGAAATTATTCCACCTAAATCTAAAAGAGGTCGTAAAAAAAAATGGGAAAGTTCTTCTATTAAAAATTATTCGATAAATGTGTGCGAACCTGTTGTATTTGGAGAACCTGACAAAAATACTTCTAATATAGTTAAAGATCCGTCAAATGAAAATGGAGATAATTTAAAATTCGGAAATTTAACTATAAAAGTTAAAGGAAAAGAAAAGACTAATTTTAATATCACTGATTTTTTCAATAAAAGCAAAAAAAGTAATTGTTTATTAGATATTTCCGATGAAGAAGATGAGACTAATTTTAAAATGACACGGGCTAAAACTATAGTACATTCTAAAAATAAGGCTATGTTCAAAAAAAATGAAACTAGATGTTATTATTGTCATCATCCATTTGATAACTTACCGTTTTACATTCCGTTAAAATATTGCGAAGACCTAGATAGATATAAACTTTTTGGTAATTTTTGTTCTCCTAATTGCGCAAAATCTTATTGTTTGTCAAATAAACTACTTGAAAATAAAGTTTATTTATTATGTCAGTTTTATAAAAAACTTTTTGGTCCGAATTTTAAATTTGCTCCAGCTCCAAGTTTTTTAATGTTAAAAGACTATGGAGGAACTCTTACAATAGAAGAATTTAGAAATTCTCGTTATATTAACGATACATACACTTTAAATAACCTAGTTTGCGAAGTTATACATTTAAATTAATACCGTAAATTTTAATTACAATTGCTATTAATAATAGTAAAATGTAAAATAGATAATCCTTAATCTGAGATAATAAATAAATATTACGTTCTTCTTCGATATTGTAATCTTTATTAAAAAATCTAAATTCTTTCGTAGGTTTTCTATATTCATTTAATTGATTTTCTAAATATTTAATTCTATCTGCTAGTTTTTCCTCGTTGTTTCTATTATATACAGCGGACGTAGGATCTAAACTTCTTGTATTTGTAAATATTCTATCACCAGAAAATGAGCTATTCGTGGGCGTGTTATAATTAGGCGTTTCATCGTAATTAGGAACCTTATTATAATATAAAACCATGAATATTTATTAAATACATAATATAAAAAAAATTTAATTTAAATTATAGATTAATTGCTCGCTTTCCTTTCTGATTAACTGTCACTTCTTTAGAAGTTTCTACCGAACCAGTTGAAATTGTGTCATCATCTTTTAGAATATGTGAAAAATTAGAGGAAGGTCCAGATATATCTCCAAACATATTTTTTGGAGTACTTTGTGTATTTTGTTGCATCATGTTTTTGATAATGTCGGCAGTATTAGGATTTTCCTTGTTTGGCATTATTGAACTAAACATAGTTTTAGTCATATGAAACATGAATGCGCTACCAGCCAACGTAACCAATAGTTGTAATTCTGGTGGTAAATCTGCTCTGTGTTTATATTTCTCATGTAATTTAGTAAACACTGATTCGTAATCGTCTAAATTATCCATTATAGATTCTGACCAACCATCTAATTTCGCGCCGATTGGATCAAATTTTTTATTTACAAACTCTAATCCAGTTATTGCCGCAACTAATATCTTTTGCTGTAATTTAATACTCATTTCAATCTCTGCGCTATTTTTATGAAGTTCATATTCAAATTTTAAATCGGATAGTTTTGAATTCATTGAAAATTTTTTAGTTAGTTCGACGCCTTTTTTTTCTAAAGCATACAGTTTTAATAAGAGGGTTTGTTTTTCTTCTTTTTTATTGGCATTCGATTTTTTATCGTCTTCAGAATTTTCAGACATACTATCCGAGTAATCAGACGATTCACTGTTATCGGAATTACCAGATTCAGAATCGCTATCGTATTCTTCCGAATCGTATTTTTTTTCAGCACGTGTTTTAGAACTATTGACAAAATTTTGATAATCTTCTGGTGAAAATTTTGCTTTCTTTGTTGGGGCGGAACTTTTTTCAGATTTAAACGATTTTTCTATCGGAGCAGTTTTAACAACTAGTTCATCTGGTTCGACTGTGCTGTCGCTATCTTCCGACTCTTCGTGTTCTATAGAAATTCCATTAATATTAATTGGATTTTTTACACTGATAGGCGTATAATCCTTTTCTGCTTCAACCTTAATTTTTGGTACAAAACCGCTCATTTAATCTAATAGTTTAAAATATTTTTATATTTAATAACGCATAAATTATTAAATGTAAAAGTATTATTTAAAAGTATCATTTAATAGAAATATAAATATAAATGATAAATAATAATATTTTATACGCTTCGGGTATTCTCTTTTATAGCAGGACAATAGATAATACTCCTTTTTTCTTATTGGGGAAAGATAACGATAACAAATGGTCAAATTTTGGAGGTAGGTGCGAAATAAATGATAAATTTGACTCTGAGGTAACAGCATCTAGGGAGGCGTGGGAAGAAAGTATTGGAGCTATTTACGATTACGAAACTATTAAAAATACTCTTAAATCTAAGAATATTAAATGTATTACTTCTAAAACACCGAGTGGTCACCCATATTATATGTATTTATGTAAAATTCCTTTCAGTCCAGTTTATAGAGATAGATTCATTTCTACTAAAAAGTTTTTATCAAATATTAAAACCGATCCAAAATTTCTAGAAATGACAGACATTAAATGGGTTTCTATAGATACTATTAAATATTCAATAAACGACAAAAAATCTTTTATTAAGCTTAGGCATGTTTTCGAACAAACTCTAAAAACTAATATTAATGAAATTTTAGAGTTATTATAATCTCTTTAATACAATTCTATCTTGTACAACCATGGGTATTGGATGCTCTATTTTTTTAATAATAGATCTAGTCTGAATAAAATTTAAGTCGTTATTTTTATTAACCTTTTCAAAAGTTCTAACAACTTTTGGATCAAATTCTTTATATATAATTGGTGGCATATTTAATATATTTTTTTCAACTACTTCATCAAACTTGCGAGGTTTCATTGTATCGTCAAAATCTGGTACATTCGATGTAAAAATCTCGGAAATTGCGTGCTCATTGGTTTTAACTTTAATTATATCGTCTTTGTATGCGTAATTTGGAGTTTGTGATTTTCTAGTATTAAGTTCGCTGTACATATATTTAATTTTACGCGGAGGTTCTAATTTTGGAACAATTTTAACTATTACTTTATTAGCGTGATTGTTCATATTTTTTAAGATATCGGCTTCATTAAACTGTATAAATTTTAAATTTGATTCTTTGGACGGTTTATCTACCACTAAAGACATTATATTATATATAATATAAAAATTAATTAAATTTAAATATATTTTTAGCGTCTTCAAGTTTCTTAGAAGTATCGTATAAAATATCGTTTTTGTCATTTACAGCTCTTAAATTTTTGGCTCTGTGATAATCAAAATCGTCAGGTTTAGTCTTGAAAACTATTTCACTTGGTAATGTGTTTAGTATTCTTTTAGTTGGATTTGTTATTCTTACATGGGGAGGAATTAATAGTTTGTCTTTACTGAGACGTTCCTTTACTAATTTTATAGAATTTTTAAAATAATCAAAATCTTCTATATAGTCTGTTACCCCTTCTGGCAAAATTACACTACTTACAAAAGATTGAGACTTGAAGTTTTTAATTGGAATTTTTTTGCTAGTGTTAGAATCTACTTTTTTTAAATATTTTGACTCATATGGAAAATTGTTTTTATAAGAAATTAAATTTTCAGTTAACCCATTTTCATCCGTTACTTTTAATGATGGTTTCGAAAAAAGCTTTGCCGAAAGACCTACGTTAACAGAAGTTATCTCAACAGTTTTTTTACTTCCTATATTATCACTTGTTTCATTTAAGACGTCGCCCATTTCATTAAATATTTTAACTTTTTGTGGTTCGTCCGACGATTGCGATTCATCCGAAGTTTGTGTTGAGTCTAAAGTTTGTGTTGAGTCTAAAGTAGCGTATTCTACTTTTTTTGGTTCGGGTCTTTTACCATTAATTTTAAATCCTAATAGCGCTAATGAAATTATTAATAATAAAATTAGCGATCTCATTTAGTAATAATTAAATATTTTAATTAAATAATTTTATTTAATCGAAGTATTTAATCACTATATTGTTACTCTACAAATTGGACATGTGTTAGATTGCTTTGACAACCAAGTTTTAATACAATCTTTACAAAAAATATGTTGGCAATTTAATTTAATATTATCCGACTTGTCGTCCATACAAATTGGACAGGACGTATATAGTTCATATTTTTCTAAATTGTCAATCTGTTCAACAGATAATACTTTTTTTTGCTTTCTAAATGGTATAATTATTGAGAGTAGATCTAAGCTATATATAGTAGATTCAAAATAATTTTCGGAGACTCCAAAAAAATTTGAAAATAACTCTCTAAATTCTTCATTGTCTGTTTCTTGAGTATCTTGAGTATCTTGAGTATCCCGAGTTTCAGTAAAGTAACCAACTAATACATTATCGTTAATAAAGGTAAAATTGATAATAGTTCTAATTAACATTTATTATTACACTATCTAATTTTTTTAAATTCTTTAGAAAAACTATTTTTAACTTGTGAACTTTCTACATACGTAACGGGTATTCCTGAATACGCATTATTTTTACCATCGTTTACAATTTTAGAAGCTGTAAATGATGGCGCTTTAGTTATATTAAAATTGACACTCGCCATCGTATAATCAATATTTGGAGGCTTTTTAAACTGTTCAAACCGATTTAAATCTAAGTAAGTTAAATTATTAAGAGATTTGTTACTATTTTCTATTTTAGCCGAATTAAAATCCATTTATACTATATTAATTTATTTTTTTTAAAAATTAATATAAATCGCTAACTCTGAATTCATTTGTTATATCTGATTTAAGTATATCGTTAGATACTTTTCCTCTAACGATATTATTAATAGGCGCTATATTATATTTTTCATCATTTAAATCTTCCTCTTTATTTTTAGAAGTACTATTTTCTATAAAAAATATTTTAGAAAGATTATCTGTATCAATTCCCCTTTTATAAGTTATATTGGTCATGCTTTTTTTATTCGCTGTCTGATCTAATAACTTTATTTTTTCTAAATCATCGGCATTTTCAAACTCGGTTTTTTCTATGCTTTCTAACACTTTATTAAAATTTTTATTGTAAGCCATATCTTTGTTGAAAGATAAAAAATATATTACCACGGACAATGTAAGTGAAGATATTCCAGCAAGTAGTATTTCTTTATAATTGTTAAAAAAAAGTGTTGATACGGCAGTTACTAAAATTATTAATCTAGTCAATGCGTTATATCTAAAATTTTTGTCTGGACCTCTGAATGGATTAACTTCAAAAGAATGAAATAATACGCATATATCACTTAACCAATATGACGTCATTTACATATAATTAAGAATTTATTTTATTTAAAAACTTTATTGAATTTCCGTTTTTAAAATTTTCAATTTCATTTTTATAATCAGTTGCATATAATGCGTTATATTTTTCAAATACTGCTGTGTTATTATTAACAACTATTTCTCCCAATACAAAAAGAGATTGAACGTAATCCCATATAGCTTTTTTAGTTATAGGAGTCAAATCATTCCAATAAGCGTCCAATCCACAGTCTTCTGTAAAATTACCGAAATTTTTAACTTGTTCATTAATTTTCTTATCTTTCAAAAAAAAGGATTCGTTTCTACTTTTAATTTCGTTTTTATAATTGATACAACCTGCCATAAAAATATTAACAGGTGTTTCCGGAGACATTTCTTTCATCATTATAAACAGTTTTCTGTATGTTTTTATCTTTGGTGTATCAAATTTAGATATAATTTTTTCTAAAAACTCTTCGAAGAGTTTGTTAAATGTTTCTATTTCTTTTTTCATTATAATATTAATTATAAGTTTTTTTTTTAAATCATTTTATTTAATAAATATTAAATGGATTCGGAACTCAGAATTAATAGCACTAATTTTTTTGTTAACAAAGTAGATTCGTTTTTAGATATTATCGACATGAATATTCTTAAGACTAGATTTCCATTAGATTCGGAAGATTCTCCAAGAGGGTTTTACAGAATAAATTTTGCTGAGAAAAAGAACATGGGTGCTGGAACCATTAATTCAAATTATAATAGACCACCAGTTGGACCAATTAAAAAAGGACTTTATTGTAGTTATTGTTATAAAAAGGGTCCTCAATTTCATACAAATGAGTGTCCTTATCCAGAAGATAAAAGTTTATATTTAACACTTGGAGGATTTAATGAATTTGTAATTAAAAATAATTCATATGATGGAGATTATTTTGAATTAAAACAAAAAATAATAGATGGAACAATAACTCAAGAGGAATTAAACGATGAACTATTGTTTATTATAGATGAAGTAAAACTATCAGAACAACAATTTAGTTTAGAAAGACAGTCTAATTTATTATCAAAAATTCAATTTTCTGGAATAATTAAAAAAAGAGGGCCAAAAAAATTGGCTAATAAAACTGCCACAACTCAATTTTTAAATAGTGCCATAATTTTTTATAAAGACGGCCCTGATAAAACTTCTATAAGAGTGAGTAAAAACGGACTAATTAATTTAGTTAATATTCCTAAAGAATCTGAAAAATTAAAATTTTTAATTGATTCTTTAATTGACAAAATCAAACAATCTGGTGCTGTAGACACTGAAAAATTTGAAGAAATTACTGGATTACCAGATTTTGAATACTTACCTTATAAATCGTATACACATTCTATTACTGCGCAATTCAGTGTATCTAGAAGTTTAGAAATAAATTTTGAAAATTTAAATAATCTAATAGCTCCAACTGATCCATACGGAAATTTGTTAAACACGGAACATACAAGTCTTGAAGTAACTAATAATGGATTTACTATCATAAACTTTAAAGGAATTAAAATAATTGAATGGTCTTTTTCTTCAGGTAAAATGTCACGCAATCAAACTATGATAAAAGAATATATCAAATTTGTATCAATTCCGGCACCCGGAATTAAAATTACTGGAATAATAAACAAATATGGAGTAATTATGTTAACTATGTCTAGATGTGGAGATAAAATAATTAAAGAATCTTTATGTGGTGATACTTTTACACCTTTGTCAGTTAATTATTTCAATTTACTAAAAGAAGTTTTTATCGATTTTTTTACTAAAAACGATAAATTTCTTCTTAAAAAAACTTTGACAAGCGAAATAGTAAAACCGGAGAGAAATACCTTATCTGGATACGCACCGGCACATTGTAGACCAATAAGGACTAGGAAATTAAAAGACGGAACAACTTACTACGAAGAGATGCATCCTGTACCGTATTCATGGAAAGGTAAATGTCCAGATCCAAATTATCAATTTTTAGATCCACTAGGTTCTGCCGACGAGTATGGTATTAGGTATCCATGCTGCGAAGCTAAAAGTAAAAAGTCTATTGAAAGAATGAAAGAATATTTAATTAAAGGATTTCCAAACGGTGCCGATGATAAAACTAAATCCGATAATTTTTTGAGTTCAATTACAGAAACAGAAGATCCATATTCTGGAATTATAATTTTTGGAAGTAACACTAAAGGAGCAACTGCTAAAGTATTAATAGATGGTAATTTTGAAACAGTTACCGTAATTAAAAAATTATCTAAGAAAAACAACGATTATCAGGTAAGAAATAATAGAACCGGAGAAATTTTAGAAGTTAAGGGAGAAGATTTTGAAAGAGAAAGTAGATATTTCAGAGGATTAAACACTTTTACAAAAGATGAACTATTAATGTGTATAAAAACAAATCTTTATAATTTAGATCTTACGATTAACTCTCGCGGAGAGTTAGTTCACAATTTAATATCTAATTTAAATGAAAAATTTAGTCCGCGTCATAGAACGATATTCTTAAACTTAATGGGTTCAACTAAAGTTAAAATGAGGGATTTAACTTACAATAGTGTATTAGATTTAACCAAAAATAAATATTTCCTCAAAAATGTCGGAACTGATTCCAATAACTTTTTTTTAGTACTTTCTCCTGAAGGTAATTTTTTTATTAACGAGAATTTTAATAGCTTAGAAGCGGATATTCAAGAATTATCTACTGATACAATTATTTTAAACGGATTTTTAACTTTTAACTTTATCGAATCTAAATATGTTTACACTATAATTAGTTTAATATATTACAATGAAAGTTTAGAAGAATATACATTTATAGACCGCGAATTAATTCTAAGGGAATTACTATCAAAATTTAGTAGCATTACGGAGATAATATTTGTTTATCCAGACAATTATACAGACTTAATAGAGGGATCTAATGTAATAATAGAGTCTAACGATAAAAATAAGATGGTGTTCATTAATAGCGAAGATTTTAAAGATAATATACTATGGAGTGATAAAGATAAATATTCTGATAATATAGAATTACAAATACTCGCTATAGACTATATTACTTACACAATAGAATTTGGTTATGAGTATAAAGAGTTTCCAAGTAATATTGGAATAGATTTAATTAAAAAATACACATTCTTTGAAAAACTACCAGTTGGTTTAAAATTGGGCGATTATATAAAACTTAAAATTAATCGTGACATAAATGGAAATATCGTTCCAAATAGAAAACTAACTATAATTAGAAAAACTACAAAAACATTTACTTATGAGTACATTGTAGATTTACTATTAGTTAAATTTTTTCCTATTAATTACACTTTTTATAGTCAGGTTGATAAATGGTATTATTTTGATAATACATTGGTTTACGATGGCGAAAAATTAACGTTTATTGAAGATTTTTAACAAAAGTTTAAAAATATCTTCTAAGATTACACTTTTTGACAACAGTTCTATTTCTATTTGAAACGTTTCTTTAGAATCTTTTGTTTGAGTAAAACTTCTATCCATAAAAAGTACGTCAGTTATTGCTGTAAAATCAATTCTATATAGATTAGTAGGTTCTGTGTATGTCATCCTGTATTTTCTTTGACCATTTCCAACCGTATTAAAAGTGTCCGACGCTTTTTCAGAAGATCTCGAAAAACGAACGTCAAATCCTGCTATAGCTTTAAGATTAACGTCTATATTTACTATTCTTTTTTTATCAATGGAATTTAAAAGTATGTATTTTCCAAAGTCTTTAGAGTAAGCGTGACGTGTTCTTATCTTACTTTCTTCGAAATCGTTATACAAATCTACATAATCTTCAATAAGTTCTACAAAATTTAAACTTCTAACTATGTTCAAATATGCGATAAAATCTTCCCTTGGTATCTGAGGATTAAATCCTTTACCAATAATTCCCAATCTTAATTCTACTTCATTGTCAGTAGTCGGATCTATAGAGTCAATCATTTCTTTCAAAGATAACTGCTGGTCTTCTGGGATATATTTAATTTTACCATTAATTGCCAAACAATTCATTAATTTATTTTTAGATGAATAATCTAACATTATTTTTAGAGCATCTTTGTGCGACTTATTAAAGAAATAAAATAAATCTTTAATCCGTACAGGATTTTTAAAACTGTTAATTACATTTAGTACAGTATTCAAGGCATTTGGTTGAGATTTATCTGTTCTGATGTCTTTGAATTCAAATTCTCCGGTCTGGGTTAATTTAAATTCTACAATTGAATTGTTTTGTATACTTTCTGGTATTACAACTACGACTGGTTTGTAATTTTTTTGAAAAAGTACTTCTTCTTTATTAAATGTTACTAACACATTTCCAGTCGTTTTTGAAATTTTTTTAATTTTTAAATCGACAGTTTGCTCAGTTTGAGGTTTCCATTTAAATTGTTCACTTCGAAACTTGTTCCAAGTTCCAATTGTGTATAAAGTTTTATAAGATGTAAAAATAAGTCCGTCTAAAATTAAACGCTTAGAAATAAAAACATCAGTGTTAGATTTGTTATATTTTTCTTTTAGTTTTTTATAATGTGCTTTTCTGCTCAGTTTAAGATTATTTTGTAGGTACCCGCTATTAATATTGTTATAAATCCCGCTAAACATATATTCCGATGGTATGCTAGTAAGAAAATATATTGGTTTAAGTTCTACGTTAAACCATGGAACTGATTTAAGAGCATCTGTTAATTTAGGAATCATATCTGGCGCGTAAGAAGGTGTTTCTATCAACTTATAAAGAATATCGTATCTCTGAATGTATGTCCATGGTACTGCTCGCGGAACATTATCAAACGGGATAACCATAGATACCGACTGACCGATCACAGTTTCACCATTAATAACATTAATAGTTCCAGGACCATATAAAATATCGAATGCCATAAAAGATACTCCAGCAATTTCTCTAAAATCTAATTCTTTGAACGAGTTGCCCTCAGAATTAAAAAATACCAATTCTCCATCGAGTAACATTTCTTCCCGGACGTCTACGTATGGTAGAACGTCCCTTGATTTATCTCTTATTGTATAAAGATTCATATTTCTATCTATAAAACAAACGACTCTTTTTGGTGAATCTTCGATTCGTGGTCCAATATACATTAAAACTCTTGTACCATCAACCTTTTGAGTAACAGTATAAAAACTTTTTCCAACTGAATCTATAGTTGCTAAAGTGTGAACATCTTTTTTTTCAAGAGTTATAGGAAGACCACCTATAAATTTTTTAGGGTCATAGTTTTTATTCCTTGTGATCATATTCTTTACAAAATTTTCAAAATGTTTAATAAGTTGTACATCCCTTATTAATTCCATATTAATTAATATTACATAATATATTTTAATATGGATTAATTTTAACAATATTCAAAAGTTATCTAAACTGCGGCGACACGTATTTATAATCTAAAAAATTGAATATGTCTTCTTCAGTTTCAGGAGTTGGTTTTTGTATTTTTTTAAGATATTCTTCTTCAGAAACAGGTGTTCCGTTTTTATTGGTTAAGTATCTTTCATTAAGTGAAAATCCCTTTTTAAGAGCGTGGGATCTCATTTTAAGATTAAACTCCTTTGAACCTGTAGTAAATAATAAAGCAAATGGAAAAACTTCCAAAGAATAATAAAATATATCTACATGTCTAAATGTATCAAGTATTTTTGCTACGGCCATAATCTTAGTTTCTCCACTTGCTATAATATTTTCGGTAGTGAAAATTTTAGATTCTATCAAATTTTTATAAAATCTATTCATTAAAAATTCGTTGTACGTTTTAGAAATAATTAGAACGTCTACATCACCAGAATCTTCTTTTCCACGTCTGTAAGATCCAGAAAGTATAAGTTCTCCTTCCAAATTTAAACTATCAAGGGTTTCGTCAAAAATTGCAGTTAGAATGTCTTTCCAATTATTCATTTCGGATCTTGGTATTCTTTTTTCCAAATCGTCGTAATGTTTTAACCCAATTGCCTGTTTTGAATTAATTACTCCTTTATTTACAGAGTAAAGTTCTTTTAGTTCGGCAACTGTTGTTATATCAAATTCTTTATACAATTTAATAGCAGTCGTTTTACCTATACCGGCAATTTTAGACAAATTTTCTATTGCTTGAGTTTCTTTATCGATTTCCGTTTCTTCAACAATTTGTATTCCATCTGCGGTTCCAGTTTTTAATATTGTATCGATTTTTTGAATAATCGAACTTTTCCATGTTCCATTTTTTTGCTTGAATTTTTCTTCATCTGCCAACGTCATTCCACCATCTCTTAGAGATTTTATATAATCTTCTATTGTATTTAAATTGTCGTTATCAGATAAAATAGCAATTGCTTCTTTGTATTTTTTAATTTTAAATGTCCAGTTTGGCTCTTTTGAAGATACTATTTTATTTATAATTTGTGAAAGAACTTTTTTAACTCTTTTAACATCTACCCTTTCTTCGGTCTTTTTTTCAGATTTATCTGGATTTTTAATGTCAAAACGTAATCCTCTATAAACAGGATGTCTGGGTACTCCGTCATCTGTCATCTCCATATAACTAAAAGATACAATCGCTCCTATCGGAATATATTCTTCAGACCCTGGTGTATTATAATATTTTCTTTGGATATCTGTGAATCCGGTTCCTATATTAGAAAAAACTCCAGTTACTTTTCCATCCTTTATCATTTCACACCGCAAAGCTCCAAGCATACCTTGTAATCTTCCTTCCCCTGATAAATAGCCCCTAACTATACATTCTGCGTCTTCTTTAATTTTGTATTTTAACATATATTTACTTCTTTTTTCTTCATACGGAGACCCAGGTGCTCTCAACATTATTCCTTCTGCCCCATTTGAAGTTAAATCGGTGTAAAGATTTACCAGCTGTTCCATCGATTGAATCTTAATTTGTTGAGTAAATTGTAATGGATAAATTGTTTTATTTGGATATTCTATTTTATCCCAACATTTTTTCCTATCTAAAACAACAGTTTGTAAGAAATCCATTCTTTGTTCAAACGGTCCTTTAAGACTTGGTACGTCAAATACCTTAAATATTACCGGATATCCATTTTTACCAGACCATATGTCGTCAATTTCAGTTTTAGAATAAGTTGAACCTGGTTTAATATTAGACAGCTTTCCTGTAGATTGAAACATTCCTCTTCCAATCCAAATCTCCCCATCCAAAGCAATGCCAGGTGGTAATATTTTATAGAACCATTGCGGTACATAGGTATAAACTTTTGGATTTCCTACCCCAGAACCTCTAGAAATTATTTTTTCGCCATCCCATAAAGCTCTTATTCCATCCCATTTCTCGGATGCCCACCAATTTAAAGGCGGTTCATTAATTCCCAACTCTTTAGACAATTTATCCGATAATTTTACAATGGATCCAGTTTTTGCTTCATATAAATTTTGTCCAGTCATTACTTTAAGATTTTTAACGTAAATTTTGTCATCTACTATAGAAATATCTTGAACTTTTGGATAAACTGATTTGTATCCGGTGAAACATTGTGTATTTTCTTTATATTTTTTAAATTCAATAAAAGAATCGAATCCAAGACTCAATGCTAATTTAGTTAAACACTGCTCTAGTTTATTTTTTTGAGTATTAATTATTAATCTGTATTCTTGATTAATTCTAAAAGAATTGAATGAATTAAAACCAGCTTGTAAAGACAATTTAATAAGACATTGTTCAAGTTTTATTCTTTGGTCTGTGGTAATCATTTATAATTTTACCTATAATATAATTTTAAATATAATTATTTTTGTTCCTTTTCTACGCTTTGAGAATTCGATTTATTATCGAATGGTAGATTATATTTTTCAAACGATTTAATTGTGTGAGGACAAAGGTCACGTATGAGTTCTTTAATCGCATCCGAATACTGTTTAATTTCTGGTTGAGCATTAGAAGCCGATCGTAGTCTTATAAAATTAAGAAGATTATGTAAATCAATACACCAATAAAATTCAGTATACATATTTAACGGAAGACCGATGCGTGCCATTTCTTTAGATACTCCCATATCGATTAGTTTATTATACATAGAGTATTGTTGATTGGCAGTTTCTATATAATTTTTAAATAAATTAATTATTTCCGGATCTGTAATTTCTTCTCCAGACATTTGTTTATTAAATTCTCCCTGTACGCATATCTTTTCTGGAATATAAAACTCCGGCTTCAAAACCGAATATCTTCCAGAAATTTCATTTACATTTGCGGTCCTATGTCTAATCCACTGTCTTTGAATAAATATTGGGCATTTAATGTGAAACTTTAATTTAACCATTTCAAAAGGGCTAGTATGCTTATGTTTAATTAAAAAATCAATTAGTTTAGAATCCTGTTCCGGAGTTTTGGTTCCCTGGTCTAATGAAACTCTTGCGGCTTGAACTATCGCGTAATCGCACATCATTTCTGTACAGTCTTGTGGTATAACCCTAGGCATACAATCTACAAGTTTTACAAATCCAGCGTTTCCAATAAATTTTTGCTTATCCGTGATATCGATTACCTTAATTTCCATTTTATAATTTTATATATTACTTTTTTAAGTAACTTAAAAATAAAATGCTACATAAAATTATAATGAAATTTTTTATTACTGTCCAACCTGTAAATAGCTACTACTGGGTTAATCATCCAACTTACATGAAAGCAAAGAAAAATGAAGATTCGGGACTCGATATCCCGATGCAATCTTCTACTATAGTTCCGGCAAATGTAAGATCTTTTAAAGTAAATTTGAACTATAAAGGCAATCAGACTCGCCCTTATATGTTAGTTCCGCGAAGCTCTTTAGCAAAAACTAGCATTAGACTTGCCAATAGCATTGGTATTATCGATAAAAATTACAGAGGTGATGTCTGCGTGTGTATAGATAATCTTTCAGATACTGAAGTGCTATTACAAGAAGGGTGTTGCTATTTTCAAATAATTAGTTTTGATGGTAAACTTCCAGAATTTCAAATTGGAGATGTATCTACGGATACTCAACGTGGCATTGACGGATTTGGAAGCACTGGAGCAACATCTTAAATATTAAAACTATCTAAAGTACACTTAGAAGCATTTTGCTCAGATTCTTTTTTAGTTTTACCAGTTCCTGTTTTATGTTTTATTCCATTAATTATCACGACTGATGTAAAAGTTTTTGTATGATGTGGTCCAGTTGTAGTTATTAACTCGTATTCAGGATTTGTTTGAAACTCTTTTTGACATTTTCGTAGAAGTATATCTTTATAATTATTGTCTTCTTCGATGACGTCAATATCTAAGTGCTCTTCCATTATTCTTATAATAAACACTTCAGCATATTTAAAACCTAGATCCAAATAAATAGCACATACAAACGCTTCAAAGATATCTTCTATTATTCTATCATTGGTTCGTCCTCCAATTGTTTCTACATTTTTACTAATAATCAAAAAATCGTTTAATTTGAGTTTTTTTGCTAAAAAAGACAATGTTTTTCCGTTAACAAGTTTTGTTCTTATACGTGTTAAATAACCTTCTTCTTTGTTCTTGTATTTATTAAAAATATAATTAGCTATAACAAGATTTACAATCGAATCTCCCAAAAATTCAAAACGTTCATAAGAATTATTAAGATTTTCACTAGATAAAAATCTTAATACACTTTTATGTATAAAAGCTTTCTGATAATATTCTAAATTTATAGGATTAAATCCTGTAATTTTAGTTATATCCTCACGGGTGATACACCTGTTAGCTTCGTTAAAACTTTTAAACATAATACTAAAATATATTATCAGTGTTTAAGTTGATTTAAATTTTACAATTTAAATATTTGTCGTAATCTACTGGTAAATATCTATTATCATTGGCGTTATTTAAAATGGATTCTTTTGAATCCATTTCATCATTAAAATTAGATAAGCACCATCCGCCACACGGTATTATATAACATTGAATATTTCTAATATCGTTACAGTTTAATTTCATTTCTGAATAATTTTTATAAGAAATAGTTTTTGCTAAATACCAGTTTTTAGATAATTTAGTATTCAGAGTCTTATAATACATTTCCATTTCAAGTATATTAATTTCAATATTATAGAGACCTTGTTTAATTTTTAACAATGTATTTGGATCTGGTATTTCATTTAAATCCGATATAATTAACACGTCGCTTTTATTTAAATCTTTTATTTTATCTATTCCAATACTTATGGAATTTCGTTTAGTTATTTCATCTTTTATTTCAGGATTTATTTTCACATGAACTATTTTTTCTTTAAATTTTTCTTCGATTATAAAATTATTTTCAATATATGACTCTACAATTACAAAATAATCTACTGTACTATTCAGAATGTTAAGCCTATAATTTAATAATTTATAATTATTATTAAAAGTAAAACAATCAACAATTTTAATCATATAACACTATATTTTTTAAAAATTTTACAGGATAATACGTAATTTTAATAAAGTATTCTTTTTTTAGGACTTCTTTTTTTTCTAGAACATCTAGATTTAATCTGAGACTTTGTTAAACTTTGAATTAATCTCGGAGTTTTTGAGTCAACTCGTTTACTTGGTCTACAATATGCTATACTCGATTTAGTTTTTCTTCCACAAGGTTTTCTTTTAGGCCACGCACATGCGTCTATCCATTTTTCTCTATACCATCTTCCTAGATTTGTATTGCCTTTAGATCCTCTGTATTTACCTCCAGCATTTTTATACATTTTAACTAGCCTACCAGAATCGTAAGCGCCCCAGCGTCTACCTTTTATACTTTTTTTAATTTTATTTTTAATAGATAAATAAAGTTTTTTATTGACTACGTTGTCAGGTACAGTGTATCCGAATAAATTATACCTTGCTTTACCCTGATTAAAAAATTTACGTGTAATTTTTTTACCGTTTTTAATAAACGTAATTTCATACCTATTTTTTCCAGTATTCAAAATTCTGATACCTATAATCTTTATCATTTACTATAACATCTAAAATTATTTTTTCAGGTATTTATTTAAATTTTGTGGACTTAAATACGCATCTCTACAAATTTTAGGAGTGTTTCCAAGTTCTTGCGCTGTGTACTTTACTCCAGCAGATACACTTGCCTTTCGTTCTGTTTCGGTAGTTCCAATTTTTTTACTTTTCATAAAATCGTTAAAAATCTTATTTGCGCAGTAAGTTCGAATATCCTTACAAGTTATGTTAGTTTGAACCTTATCTTTCAAAAAAGAATTTAAATCAGATGAAGTAATCTTATTACAATCTTCATCATAAAATAAATAATCACCTTTGATTTTTAAAACTTTATTTATAAAATTCAAACTATTTGGATTTTTAATAACTTTATTATGTAAAATGCCTTTTTTACCTATAAAAGATAAGGTTCCGTTTTTGTAGTGTTTTTTAAGTAAAGTGGTTATACCATGGGTGCCATTTTCTTTTTTATAAGATTCGTTTCCTACTCGGATGTTCAATTCTTCCATCAATTTTATAACGTTTGCTATGACGCAGTTTTTTGAAAGATTGTTTAAGGAAGTGTAGTGACGTAATACTCTAGAGTATTTACCGTAGTCAAATGTATTCATTTTACTAAATTTATTTTTTTTGTTTCTTTCTACATATTCTTTGTTATATATGTATTGTTTCCTTCCCTTTGAATCATATCCTGTTGCTTGTAGTTTGGATTTAGAAAATTTGTCTACTTTAACATTTTTCCAATTTGGAGGTATTCTTAAAGATTTAATTCTTTCTAGATCTTCTTTATTAGCACCGTTATAAATAAAATCACTGCCATTCTTTTTCCTTGTTATATAACTTGTAATACTTGTCATATATTATCTAATAATATTTAAAGTATTTATTTTTCCCGTATTAATTAGAACTTCCAACGGTGTTCGCAATTGTGACATGTTACATAAGTGGTCATAGGTTCATCTGCACTTCTTGTTTGAAGTTGATAATAATCCGTTTTCATAGATTTACATTTTCGGCATTTAATCATTCCATCTGGTTTTTCTACAGGATTTTTGAGAAGTTCCGGAATAGATGAGTCTTTTACAGCTTGCCAAAATTCTGGATACATATCTTCTTTAGTCATTTTGCTTACATCATAAGGAGAAATTTGTCCTGTTAATAGTTGTTTTTTAAAATTGTTACTATTTGGTGTATAAGAAATATTTGCTAAGATTTGTCTTGCCTTTGTAGAATATAATTTTAAAAAATTAGGATCAGACCATTTAAGACTAAAATTATTATTTTTACAAATTTCTATAGTTGAATTAAAAATTCCTTTTTCCATATTAATAACTATTATGCTTTCTTCTGAAATATCGAGGAATTTTGCGGCATTTTTAATAAATATTCCTCGTCTGTAAGACATTTTCACTAATTAATAAATAGTTAGATGTTTAATACTGATTATTTTTAACAATTTAAATATTTATTTATATATAAAATGGCTGAAAAAGAAGACTCATTCAATTATACTTATATTTTAATAGGCATTGGAATATTTTTTGCGATACTTATAGCTGCAATAGTTGCACATATTTCGTTTGAAAGTAAAAGTAAGTTTGGAAATTTAAGTTCTTATTATTTACCTATATTTTCGTTTGGAAATACAGAATTTCCGCCTCTTGAATTTCCATCATAAATTGTAAATGTAAATAAATATATTTATATAATTTAAAATGGAAGAAGAAAAGAAAAAAAAAGGTATAAATTATTATTTTAAATTTTTCATTAAAATGATTATGTTTGTAGTATCAGTATATTACATTTATAAATATAGGGAAACAATCCGTAGATATATTTCTCTTATAAATAGATGGCTTAGATTTTCAAGTCCATTGAGAAATATAAATACAAGATTTAGAGATTGGCAGGATCGGGGAAATAGAGCACAACGTGAAGAACTTATAAGAGAAACTGAACTAGATTTGCCAGGTGAAGAAGACTTTGTTAATGAAGAACAACTACCACAAGGGAACTTCGATTTACCACATGGTGCTGTAAATGCCGCAGCGGCAATAGCAGGGGAGAGTCTTTTTAGAAATAGGTTAAACGAGACCGAACGATTGTCTAGTCTAGCTGCCAACAGGGAACGTAGAATTCCTAACTGGACTGGACCTATAAAAGAAAGACGAGATGCCGCTAGTAGCCTCGCTTGGAAAGAAGAACGTGCGAAAAAACTTATAAAAGATCGAGAAGACGACGAAACACTACGTAGTCTGGGTATAGGTACGACGATACAAGAAATGAGAAAGTATATAATAGATAATGGATTTATGATTCCCAAACCAGTAAGAGGTATTAGTGAAAGACAAAATCTTGTCGATAATATACTTAACTCTACTCTTCGCCCGGCGTCTCAACCTACACAACCTATACCATTGGCAGAAATGGCAAGTGGAGCACCACTGACTCCTAGACGAGTATCAAGCGGCCAATATGATGTTCCACCATTTCTTCCTGAAACATGGATGGCACAACCTCCGCGTCGCCTACCATCTTCTGAAAAGCAAATATTTCTTCCGGTAGACTTTGGAAAAAGTACAAAACAGAATAAAAGAAGACAAAAATTTTAATATATTAAATTATAATATTCGGATACCAAATAGTAGAATGTTGTAAATCCCCTTCAAAATCGTATTCATTATTGGTGTTTTTTGTATAATAGTATACAGCAATTGATTGCCTACATATATTTTCAGGAGTATTTAATTTTTCAGGATGTCCATGAATACTTTTATTTGATGTATTAAATATAACACATCTATTTAAAATCGGTAACACTTTTTTAATACAAATATTTTTTTCTTTATCACACAAACATAACTCTCCATTGTATTCTTCTTTCCATTCTGGGTTCATATAAATTAATAAATTAATTCTTCTATCTAATTTACCATAGCGATTGTGATATGAGTTAAAATCGGTATGTAATTGTAAATATCCACCCTTTTTAATTCGGTGTATTCCCGCACCCTGTAAATCTATATCATTTGTTATTAGATTTTTAATACCCGTAATTTCTTCTAAATATTTAATAAATTCGCGAGAGTTTAATTCTATAAATAATTTTTTTAAATAATCACCATAATTTGAAGAAAACGCGTATTTATTGTATTCATACGGAGACGATGGATTTATAAATTTAGAATTAGCGTTTTCATCTTTCAAATTGTTTATATTTAATAATATATTATCTAGTACATCGTTTTTAAAAAAATTTTCAATAATTGTGTGAGGAAATGGATAATTATCGTAACTAATATTTTTTAAATTATCTTCATTTATGAAATGCATTTTAATATATAATATATTAAAATGTAATATTTTCAAACGGGATATTACGCATAATGCGGATATTAATCCAAAATATACATATAAATATAAAAAATATTGTTAACACAATAAATGAAAGATGAAAATAAACCCTTTAATCCTTTATTAATAACATTTATTACTGTATTATGTGTATTGTTTTTAGTTTTTTTAATAATGTACTACGATTGGTGGAAAGATTATTATGAACCATATGAGGTCAGGGCGTTTAATTTATTTAATTATTAAGAAGGTCTAGTATCTAAGAACTACCTAAAGCTCATATTATTTCTTATGACATTTATTAACTTAAAAAGATTTTTTACATAAAATGTAAATGATTAAGCGACTGTTTATGAATGAGGCATATAATCAAGCATTAAAGTCTGATATGAATTTTAACCACGGGGCAGTGATAATACATCGTGGAAAAATAGTTGGAAAAGGATTTAATACATATATCAATTCTAATTATAATTGTAAACAAAAAATTTCATTGCATGCGGAGGTGAGTGCTATTAACGATGCTCTCAAAAAAATGCATGTCAGTGATCTTAAAAATTGTGAACTAATTATAATTAGAGTTAATAATGCCGGATTGTGCGTAAATTCAAAACCCTGTTGTAATTGCCAAAAATTTATTAATCAATTTTCTATTAGACGAGTTTATTATTCGGCGTGATTATTCCCAAAAAATATTAGGGGGGTTGTATGATGGACGAATATCTCCTTGATATCTAGATTTAATATATATATCATTTGGGGATCTTGCTACTTTATTGCGTCTTCTAAATAAATTAGTGAAATTTTCATTATAAAATGTATCAGTAAAACGAGGAGTTTTTTGAGGAACACTAGTCTCATACACGCTTTCTGGAGACTGATAATCTAAAATTAAAGGTTTTCGATATTGTCTTCCTGCGAGACTTCTTGGATATATTTGTTTAGACTTTAATATAGTTTCAATAAATAGATATAATATTATAGTTATTAGAATAAAAACCAAACTAAAAATAGTAAAAAATATAGAATATTTAAAATTACTGTATTTACTGAGTTTATCTTTTACATTAAAGTAAAAAATACTCATAATTACAGAAGAAATTAATAGGGAAAGTAAAAATAAAGGGATGTTCATTTATAAATACATTACATTATTTTTTTTTAATTAATTAATATCGACTAGGAAGACAAATTATTAAGCTTAAGACATAATCGTTAAATAAACTGATAATATATAATATATCATTCGTGTAAGCATAGAAATAGGATTATCAAATGGAGAATCTATAAGTGTTTCATAAAATACTATAAAAATCCATAAATAAATTAGAATTAAATGAGCAATAAAAAATGAATAAAGTACATTACTATATTTTTTAATTTTTTCTTCAGAAAATACAGTATAATAATAAATTATCACAATTATCGCTGGAATTACAAGTGGATAAAACAAGTTACTCATTTATAGTAAATAAATATTTTAATTTAATCTACAGGATTATAAAAATCTCTACCACTGTTAGACGACATAATTCGTCTCTGTAATTCACTTGGTGTAGGGGCATACAGAGGTTCGATGTTATAAACTGGATTAATCCTTGCTCTGTTTGGTCTCAAATAATTATATGCCCTACCAGTATAATCATAAATTTTATTAGTTGCTGCGCGACCACCTCTTATTGATCTATTAACAAAATCTGGGCCCAAACTTCTATTCATAAAAATTTTTCCTCTAGAATTTAATTCTTTTTTAATAGTTTGTCTATTATCTACTAAAAATCCTATTATGTTATAAAAAACGAAAGTAAAAATAATAATTGTATAAAAAAAGATAAAATTATCTAAAAAATAATTAATATAATCGCCAAAATTTTCAAAACTATTTTCATTATCAGATTGTACATAATACGCTACCATAAATGCCAAAAATAAAGATATAAATCCAATGGCAAGATTCTTGATATTTATTTTACCATAATTAAAGACCATTTTATGATAAAATAAATATTTTAATTATTTTTCAATGCTTTTTAGTTATTTAATTTTTTTTAAATATTTAATATTTTTTCAATGCTTTAGTTATTTTATTCGGTATGTTCAGCATCTTCTTCTACATCCGAATCTACAATTGAATATCCCGACAGTTTGTTAGTTTTGAATAGCTTTGCTTGAAGTAGCTTATATCCAACTCCAAATTGAGTTTTACCAACAAACCAAACGCCAGTCGGTTGAATAAGACACACCATTTCACATCCCTTTGGAATTACACTTAGATCTACATTGCCATAATCGTCTACAATTTTAAGTTCGACCTTGTTATCGTCGTAAATAACAAATTGAGGTTTTCCAGTCCTAGGGTCCATAGGAAGTTTCACCTTTAGAGTCGAATTCCACTTCTTATCTTTCGGAAATTTCTCAGAAGACTTGTAAAATTCATTTACAAGTTCATTACTTAGTTTTTTTCCAAACCACTTATCAGTGGTTGTTGCTGTATTCTTAGCAGCCTCGTCGATATCCCTTACACTTTTCCTGAATGAAACCAAACTTTCATTTTGAGAATCTTCCTCTCCCATAGAAAGAGAAATATGATACTTTACAGGTTCGCCATTTACTGGCTTAGACTGATCTACACCAAACGGAACCCGCATGCGAGCAGTTTGGAGCACAAAAGGTCCATTACGTTCAGCGTCCCCAGGTTGATAATTAATAAGTACACTTTGCCCACCAAGTTTGTTTGCCCTCGGAGGCAGAAAATTAACGCGATTAGCTTCGAATTCACCTGGGAGAATCTGCGTGAAGGACATTCTGTTTACTTATACTTTATTATGTGCTACGTCTTTAAGTTTGTTTAAAAATCGCAAAATTATTTATTAATTATAATTAGATGTATAGTATTATCGCTATTATACTACTAGTTATAATTTTAATAGAATTTTACTATATCATTAAAAATTATAAAATGAGTTTTAGTGATTACATTAAAATTAAGAAATTAGAAAAAACTACTTCTTTTCCTAAAAAATACCACGAATATTCCATTAAAGGCGATAAAATAATAAATCATTTGCCTGGGTATATTTTTATAAAAGATAGTTTTAATATTTTTATAAAAGAAAATAATAAAATGTTTTTAGCAAAAAAAGATATAATTTATAACTTAAAATCAAATTTTACCGTAGAAGTTTTAGATGTAAACGGTAAAAATACTGTTTATTACTACGTTAATAAAATAAAAGATTAAATACTAATTTAAAATACAATACGAATGTTTGAAATCACACATAATCACTATCGACAAACAGAATATTAAAAATAGTACAATGTAAATATAGATCAGCAATTTTAATCTCAATTTTACGTAATAAATAATAAAATTATTAATATCATTACTTACTGGATTTCTACATATCAAACATGTTTTATTAGTTTCATTCCATTTTTTATAACATAAATCGTGAATTTTATATTTTCCGCAACACTCAAAATTTATAAAATTGTCGCATACTTCTAGACATATTAGACATGTATTCTGTTCTGTAACGTTATTTTCAGCGTCAGGGCTGATTCTCATCTCATATAATTAAAATACATTTATATTTCTTAGTTGTTTAATAATTGCTATAATAAATTGATATTAAAAAGTCTTATATTAATGATTGAAGAGATGACATCTAATTATGAGGAGGATGAAACTTTTGAAGAAGAAATCGATGAGCGCGCTCCACTAGATGATTACACAATTTTTGAAATAGAACAGGATAGAAAACTAGACATCGTTTCTAATTTTAAGGAAACTATTTCAAGAGAACCAGAATTTTACGGAATTTTATATTTATCATCATACCGCATTCTTACAATTTTTCAAAATTCAAGTTGTGTAATTTTGAAAAATAGAAAACTAACTTTAGATCAACACAATATAATTAAAGCATGTTATTTTAAATTAAATAATGAGACTGTAGATAATATTTATATACATAAAATAGGCTTCAATATAATAGATGAAATTTACGTTTAACTAATATTTCTTTTAAGAAGCGGATTTTCAGAGTAAAATTTTTTAACAAGCTGCGAAATTTTAATTATAGATACGGTGCTTACACCAGATTTTTCTGATAAATATTGTAAAGTTATTGTTTTTTCTTTTAGTTCCTTTGCTAAAAAATCTATAATTCCGCATATCTCCTGTTCAGTCGGTGGTTCAGTCAGTTTTCCTTTTAAATCTCTAAGAACAAACTTTAATTTATCTTCTATTTTTTTAGGCATTTCTATAGTTTTTCCAACGGTTTGATCTGGGATGTATTTTAAATAAACACTATTTTTAAAAATTTCATCGATTATATATTTGAACGAATATATCGTTCCTGTAGTTACGTCAAATAATTTTGCTAGTGTTGGCATATTTATATTCAAATTGTAATAACTAAATATATAAAAAATACACCAAGCCATTACAGATTTTTTTTCGAAACCATTCATGTCAGTTTTGTTATTTATTATGTTATACCACATAGTTAAAGCTATCACTCTGGCGTCGTCAAACGTTTTAGACATCTCAGGTGTATTGTATCTAGTTTCGAGTGCATCTAAATATTTATTTATTAAATTTAAATTATCGAAAAATTTTCTCTCATCAGGATTTGAATTTAACCACGTACTAATTTTTGAGAGATCTACATTAATTTGTTTTCCGTCTTTCATTATTTTAACGAAAACTTCCCCTGGTGGTATTATTGTTCCCTTATTAAAATTAAAATCTACTTTAAAAGACTTAAATGGATTTATATCAGTCTGAACAACATTGCCACATTCTCTACATGTTTTTTCAAAATTATTTATAACAAAATTGTTAGTGTTACATAACTGACATAATTGTTCAGAATGTTTATGTGTTTCTTTAATTTCTGTATCTTCTTTTATACGTCCGTGAAATCTTATACAATTTATTAAAAATTTATTAATTTGATTTTTATTTCCTTTAAATTTTTCATTAAGTTTTTGATTAAGCAGTAACCCTGTTAGGCCTTTTGACATTTATAAATATCAATTTATTTTTTTTTAAATTTAAAACTATAATATTAAATATGTACAACTGTAATGTAATTATTTATACTTTTATAATTACCGCTCTCTGGGACGTAGTTCTTCGTAAATTAAGTGAAAATTATTATAATTTACCGAATATAATTACAAATAATTTTCCTTTTATTGGTTATTTGATCCCTTATTTTGAAAAACACACTTTATTAGACGCTGCTCTAATAGCAGGGTTTATAGGAGCAGTTACCCAATATATAATACTGACTTTTATAAATATACCTAAAAATTTTAATAATTCTCTATATTTTTTAACAGTAAGTTTTATAGTAAGTGCCCTATTTGGTTTTGTTATGAAATTTAGTAAACTATTTCCAAATTTAGATGAAACATATTACAAGAGTTTAGGACACGTAAGAGGAATGTACCACGACGGAGTTTCTGGACTAATCGTCCAAATTACGCTTTTACTTTTAAATAAATTTATTTGATATTTATAAATGTCTGAGAAGATAGACCAAATAGACAACAAGCTAGATGAAATTTTATTTATTTTAAAAAAAGATATATCAAAAAATACCAAAAAAATGGGTGAACACATAGATTTCGTTGAAACTGTTTATGAAAATGTTAAATATCCTTTAGGTTTTTTGTGTAATACTATTACACATTACATAGGAAGTACAAGATATACATTAGACAACAAAATTGATTATTTTAAAAAATTAAAATAATTTTATATTATAAATGAACAATTTACTTGTAGTGGTTTTAATAGGTGCTATATCTCAGATGTTGTTTTTTAATACATCTAAAGATTTACTGTCGAATCCGGAAATTGATAAATTTTTTCGCGTTGCCATTGCTACAGTTGTTATATACGGAGTTTATAGTTATTTATCCAAAAATACAAATTTAACTAGACTTTTGATAGAAGCCGGAGTAGTAGGAATTTTGACTCTTATAATAGGTAAAATATCTACACAATTAATTATTGATTATATAAAATTATATAATGTCAGTTCAAAATACTCGACAGAAATAATATTTATTACAACAGGGGTTTTGATTCATCTTTTTTGCGAATTTACTGGAATCAATAAATGGTACACAATTAATGGCGTGGCAGCGATGTCGTAATTTTTTTTTAAATTATTTGTTTATATCTAATAATGTCCTTCTACAGCTCAAAACCTCTTTATGCCTATCCTTTTAGATTTTTACTCGGTACAGACGCTATTCAACTAATTGTGATATTTATTTTAATATGGAAAATCTATTACTATATTACTAGCAGCAAAAAAACTTCTGTTTGGGAAGTAGCAAATTCAACTTATAAGACTGCTAGTAACATTGTAGAAACATTTAATAGCATAATAAACACTCTAACCTTGATAATTTTGTCGACTTATTTAGTAGTGCATACAATTTTAAATAAATAAAAAAAACTTTAGTAAATAAAAATGAATTTTCAAGTCTTTTTCTCTTTAATAATTTCTTATGTAATTATTAAAATTTTTAATAGATATCCTTACAATGAATTTGAAACCCCGCAAGACTATTTTGAGTATTATATTGTTAATAATGTTAAAGATATAATTAAAACTATTTTGATTTTACCGATTGTATTTTTAATACTTGGCTATATAAATAAAAAAAATAGTAACATTCTGCGTAGTAACTCTAATATAATTACTGAAATTATAAAAGAATTATATCTCAGCTTTGTAACTATAGCAAAAGGAGCAAGTAAAAACGTCTCGATTTTATAAAAAAAATACTGTAAATTGTTAACAACAAAGAGCCCTCACGGGGGATCGAACCCCGAACCTCAGGATTAGAAGTCCTGCGCGCTATCCAATTGCGCCATGAGGGCTCTTTGTTGTTTTATATTATTCATTTAATAGATGAATAAAACTTTCCGGAATTGTGCTATCTATATTTGGCATCATTTTATTAACTTCTTCCTGGTCGTGATATTTACAACCAAGGGTTAAATTATTTATATATTTATTAGCATAAGTTATAGTTTTATTTTCTCCCAATTTTTCTATATTTGAAACATAATACATTGCTAATATATAATTATATTTATTTCCATAATATTTTTTACACACTTTTTTAATTCCGCTCTTTAAGAAATTTTCCGAATTTGCTTCTTTCGGGGTGTCGACTTTCCCAAGTCTGGAGGCGCTTCTTCTACTGGATCCGAGTCCGGGATAATTGGAGGACTTTTTTGAAGCTTTGGCGGTTCGGGAACTGCGCTAATAACTTCAAGCGCTTTCTTATCTTTGGCAGACATTGGATAATGAGGTTTTAGATATCTCTGAATATTGAAAAATGTAAGCGGCTGATCTGGATTACGAAGTAACGCCTTAAGCTGTTCAGCCGCTGGAGAACCTTCTAGACGAATATAGCGCTTATTAGTTGGATCCTGAAGGTCGTTTTCCTTTACAAACTTATTAATCGCGGTAGTTACTTCATTACGAGAATGTTCTGTATCTACAGGAAATCCAAGAAACTTACATAGTTCGTTAGAAATAACTACGGGCTTGTTAATAGAAGCAATAACCTTAGGAGCATCTGGATCTACTTCTACTTCAACTTTACGAGACTTCTTACGCGAAGATTTTAGTTGTTCCTTATGAAAAACTTTCATTCTAGCACTAAGACTCTTAGTAGTTTCCATAAGAGTCTCAAAATCCTTCATAACTAGTTCAAGTTTGTCGTCGTTGCTAAGTGCTTCCATTTATTAATATTGAATTTAATTACTTCTTTAAATACTTTTATGGGTAAAAAATTAAAGAGCGGCACTTTCAGAATTAACCGATTAAAAGAAGTAATTAAATAATATTATAAATGAATATCGCCGACGAAATTATAACACACGTTGCCGATTTTATAGATAAGTATAGGTATTTACCAGAAATTAAGTTTAGTTTTATTCTCGGTAAATATTCTTCTAATTTTGGTTTTGAAAGGCATCTTTTTCACGAAGAAAAATATATTGAAATTAAATTATTTTTAGAGTCGTGTACATCTTGGGAAAATATTGAAAATAACGAAACTGAAAAAAAAGCAACAAATGGCGAATGTGTTGATAATATTGTAATCGTTTGTAAAAATGGATCGTATGATCTATGCGTATGTGTTTATAAAGATACAAATTTTTCAGGCACGCAAAAACAAATAAGATATAGTAAAAAAAATCACGCCTTTAATATATCGATGGTATATAATAAATTAAACGAAATATTTTATACGTTCGATATTACTGCCAATGTTCCGAGTAATTATTCAAGTATTTATATTAGTCATTCGAGTTTGTTAAAAATATGCGACATTTTAATTAAAGTAAATAATACTCATGATCTATATATTGAAATAATAAAATAATTTATTTTGTAATTATAAATTATGAAAAATCACACTATTTTATCTTTAGCTTTATCAGCAATTGTTACAGATACAATTATTGGATATTATCTTTTATTGTCTAATAGGGGAGGTAGATACATTAAAGAATGGTACAATCAATTTAATATTGGAGCTTATGTAATGGACATTCTGTCAATAATTATCGGAACTTATTCGGCAACATTATTTAGTAATAATATATATTCTCAAATTGTGGCAACAGTTATCGTAGGACTGGTACACGACATATCATTTGGTATTTTTGTCAATAAAATTCAAACCGAGAGTAAAATTCTAAATTTATTTAAAAATTATGCTAATGAATTAGGTCCAATTATATTAATTGTAGACGCTTTTATGTTAATATCTACATTGTTGTTTTCAGCATACTTTAAAAACACATTGACTAATAACGCCATGATTTTTTTGAGCGTTATAATTTCTTATATAGGTCTACTTATGATTTACTCATTTTAATTTTTTTTATTTTATTAATTAGTAATAAATGATTAAAATAGTATCTTTTAGAAAATTACGCGGCGGTAATAAAAAATATGAAATCGTATTTAATAAGAATGGAAAAAAAATTACGAGAAAATTTGGTGCTGCTGGTATGTCAGACTATACAATTCATAAAGATAAATCTCGTAGAGAAAGATACATCTCTAGACATAAAAAAGATTTAAAAACCAATGATCCAACAAGGCCTGGTTATCTGAGCATGTTTATTCTTTGGAATAAGCCAAGTGTCAAATCAAGCCTGTCAGACTACAAACGCCGGTTAGGAGTTTACAACCGTACTGGTAAATTTCCTAAAAATATCTAATAAAAACTAAAATATAAAAACTAAACTATAAAAACTAAACTATAAAAACTAAAATATAAAAACTAAAATATAAAAAATTAAATTATACTCTTATTTTATGAATAAATGTATAATTTAATTAAGTAATTTACTTTAGTTTAATTTAGTAAATTAGTGATCTACATCTGAAGCGCTCTTTTGGCTGCTTCGGCACCGAGCTGAATAGCTGCACCTGTAGCCACGGTTTTGAGAGCTAGTAACGCTCCACTTTTGATTGCCCGACCTTTACGATATTTTAACCCCTTTCGGCATTTACATGCCTTTCGGCATTTTTTACAAAATTTTCTCATTGGTCGCTTCTTTAGTTTTTTACGTAACTTTCTAATCTTTCTTTCACCTGCCGATGAGCGTCCCAATAGACCACTGTATAATCCGGAAAGAAATCCGATACGTTTGACGGCGTTCTTCTTACTCCTCAGCTTTCGTCTCTTTAATTTCTTCTTAAGTTCCGAAGCAGTTAAATATCTTCTACCTCTTGGTGTATTTTTTGTAATACGTATATTTCTAGATCTTGCCAAACGCTGTAACTTATTATACTCCATTTATTAAATTAACAATATTTTAATTTATTTTAAAATTAATTTTGAAACTTATTGAAAAATAAATTATATGATAACGCTTGAAGAAAGCAGTCTGCTAAATCGTCCTTTTTTTTATGCTGCTCAAAAAAATCTTTGTGAGTTTTAAGCAAAGCACGCGTATGGATAATTCCTAAGTTTTTGTTTTGGCGATACTTACATTTACTTTTATGCTCTATTACTATATCACAGCACTTTAGTTTATGTTTTGGAGAATAAAAAATTATTTTACAATTTTTATTTTGTTCATGTTGTATTCTAATTATAAAATAAACATAAAGCGCTGTGGATATATTTCTCATTTTAGGATTAAAAGATGGTTGTTTTTCAAGTAATACAACGTCTGCGCTACACAAATAACTAAGTAAATCTAATTCTTCTATAACTCTTAAAACTTCATTTGAACCGCTACAATCTAATACGTTCCAGTCTAAAATAGAGTTGTCTGTTGTATCTATGAAACAGTACGCTAAGTTTCTAATTCCTATATCAAAAGATAGTAACAACATTTGTTAACTATTATAAATGTTTTTAAGTGCTGTTTTAATCGAACGAATCAAATCTTGATGCTAAATAATAATCTATATAATATTCTGTAATTGTATCTTCAATATTCTGTACTATTATTTCAGATTCTTCTATCGAGTATTTTTCAAAACATCCAAGAAGACAACCCATTATCTTTTAATATTTAATAAAGGTTTTATATTTCTTAAATCGCTTTTTGTTTTTTTTCTCTCATTTGATTTATTTGTTATATCTCTTATATCCCATGATATAAATAGTTTATCATTATTTAATAAGACAACACAAAATCCCTCTTTTTTAAGATGTAAAAACAAATAATAAGTTAAATCTTCAACTCTGTATGTAGAAAATCCAAAAACATACCTAGGCACAGTATATATACAACGAAGTTCATTATGTTTTGCTAAATGGGATATCTTGTTTGTAACTTTTTTAAGAATATCGTTTTTTAATTCATTGTATCTTTCTAATTGTCTTTTTTGTAAATTAATAACGTCTTTTAAAGAAGTCATAGCTAATAAATACAATTATTTTTATTAATATTATCTAAACTAATTAATAAAATGAATTCAGAAGATCCCGATAATATTACTTTTATTGGTGAAACGCCGTTCATTGAGTTACCCCAGGAAGTAATAAATAAAGTCGAAGAATCGATGCCAGATATAACGGTAAATTTACCTTTAAAAGATGAAACTAAACAACCGTTTTTAGTTATGCCGCAAAATTTTTTCCCCGATTTTTCGTACAATTTTTTTGATAGTATTCTTTCTATCAAAAATATTGATATATTTTTACAGATAATACTTGGATTACTAATATTATTATTTTCGGCACCATCTATTCCGAGTACGTTTTATGGTTATTTTTTAATTATATTCATACTCTTCATTATATTAAGAATGACTAATTAAAGCTTCATTAAAATAAACTTCTAGATTTCTTTTCTTGATTTTCTTCATCTGATAAATCGTCCCCTGATATATATTCATCTGAATAATCGTCGTCTGAATCGTCTATTTTGGAGGATTTATTTAGTACACTTTCTTTCGGTTTTTCTGTTCCATTTTCTTTTACGTTTTCTTTTACGTTTTCTGTTACGTTTTCTGTTACGTTTTCGTCTTCATTAAATTCGGTAGATTCTAGATTATTCCCTTTAATTGACTCGTTATTTACTTCAAATTCGTTTGGTAATTCTTTATTTATAGAAACTCCGGCTGTAGATCTATTTTTAATCGGTAATATAGGTATATTTTTACATTCACCATCTTCGGAATTTAGGTCAGATTCGGGATCAGATAACTCGTGTTCTGGTTCGGGATCAAAGTGTTCTGTGTCGGATTGTATTGGAATTTCTGGTTCATCGTCAAAGGCGCCAGATAAATATTCATTTAATATATATTCAATCGGTATTTGATTTCCTATAGTATCTTCTAAAGAAATTGATATTATATCCATAAGTTTATGTTTTTCACAATTTATTACTGTTGGTTCATAATACAACGCTTCACAACATTTTATTAATAATTTGTGTAAAAAAGTGTTTAAATTTGGTACTTTAATTTTAATAGATTTATTGTCGCTCTTTAGTCTTACACAAGCAAGAATTTTAACGTGACTCACGAATATTGCCGTAATAAGATCCATTAAAAAGGGGTATTTTTTAATTAAATCTTTTATTTTAGAATCCAATTTATAAGAAGTCCATTGAGGCACCGTCTTGAGTTCTTTTTGAAAGTTTGAATATGAAATTTTACGTCTTATGTTTTGCTCCTGAGAATCATGATATACACTTTTAAGTATATCATATACATCTTGTTGAATTGTATTTAGTAATTGTCTAGTATATTCATCCTTTGCCGCAACTAATACATTAACATTCAAAGTTTCCGACATGTTTAATAATTAATATTATTTTAAAACTTAAAAAATAACTTATATAATAAATGGTAAGCTCTAAATTTAAAGAAGTAAATCCGTGTTCTAAATCTGGAAAAAAGGTCAAGTGGATGATAGATAAACAATTTATGTCTGAAATTGAAGAATCGTTATGGAAAGACAAACATGAAATCGCCGGATCTCTTTTGTTTAAGGATATAAATTGTAACGGCGACATCTGTGATAAACAGATTTTGAAAGATTATAGAGTAAAGGGAGAAAAATCTAGTGTAAGAACTCCTAATGGAATAATTAATTACCATACTCATCCATGGCAGTGTTATAAAGACGAAGGAACGGCGTATGGTTGGCCATCTGGGGAAGATATGGCTATTAATATGTTTTACGCAAAAAAAGGTACAATGGTTCATATAGTTTTTACGTTAGAAGGTTCTTATGTAATTAAAACAAATGTTTTATTAAAAGATTCTGATGTAGACATACTAGAAAAATTATTAAAAGAAACACATGTTTATAGACTAGAAAATCAAAGGCAGCAACACTACGATTTTACTAAAACTTTCAATATCAGAGGAAAAAATACAGTAGACATTTGGTTAAAACTTGTAAATTCTATATCTCCAGAGATGATGTATAAACTATATAATAAAATTTTTAGAAAAAATCGAAAAGTTCCAAATGATAAAAGAAAATTATTTGAAGTAGTAAAAATTCCGCTTAATAAACCTTTGGTATTTGACGCTAATTTTATATCGCGGAAATGTCACGAAAATCACTTCAATAATTTTAGTTAATCTATTTTTGTATGAGAATTTTCTGTAACACTTATAATTTCTACGTTTTCGTAAAAATTTACAAGAAGTCCATTTTTACAATTGAGATTAGTGATATACTTTCTCAATTGATTAATTTCTTTAGAAGACAACTTAGTATTTTGAGATTTTAATTCAATTATAAACTCCGGATCACATTCTTTTGAATAAATAACTATATCCGCTCTTTCGTATCCTACGCACACACCTTTATATTTTATCGGAAGAACCACTTCATTTTGAAATAAAATTCCTGCCAAATTAAGTTCAACGCTCAGAGCTGCTTGGTAAACATTTTCTTTGTAATAGTTACCGAGTGTAGCATTCACCTTTTTCAAACATTCTATTAATTGTTCCATTCTCAAAGTTTAATAATTATTAACTTTAAATAATTAAAATAGAGTAATTTCTTCAAGTTTTTTAACTATTTCATCATCTTTATATGTTTTTGAATGTTCCGGCAAGTCTTTAATTTTATATTCCGATAAATATTCAGTTAATATTTCAGATTTTTGATTTTTAATTTTATACTGACCTATTTCCCATTTAATAAAAAAATAAGTTTTTGTATAAACTACTACCTCGCATTTAATCAACGCAATTCCATATAATTCATCTTGTAAAGCAGTTATATCTAATTCTGTATTTTTAGAATCGTAAAAAACTGTATTTTCATCGTAAAAACACAACAAATTATTGTCTATTAAATTATTTTTGAATATTCCTTTACATTCCTCTATAGTTAATTCTTTTCCAAACCATGTTTTACTTTTTTCAGACGTTAATTCTATAACCGCATCCGAAATTTTTTTAATACAAGTTAAACTTTTTTCATCTAGAGTTAGTGTTGCTTTACTTTTAACTTTATCAAAAATGATTTTATTTTTTGCTACTTGAAAACTAATTTCTTCGGAATTATGAATAATTCTTGAATAATATATATTTTTAGGAGTTTTAATTGGATCATAAATTAATAATTCGTTTTTGATTTCATTACGGATTTCATTTTTGATTTCTGTCATTTATTCTAAAATAATATTTTTAATTGTTACAATATAACGAAATTAAAATATTATTTTATTTAATCTGAAGTAATTCTATTAGTGTACATCTACCATTTTTACAACTAAATGAACATATAATTTTCCCGCCATTTTTAATACTGTTTTTACCTATTTCATCTTTGTTATAATCGTAAAACTTGCTACATTCGTCAATACTAATTGCTACTGAATTATTATTTAAAATTTTACTATCCGAATTTTTAAATAATCTTTCTATATAAGAACACAAATTTAAAAAAGTATTGTGACTATCTGCGTCACTGTTAATTTTGAGAATAAGTTTATCATCGTTATACTCGTAATTTATAATTGGAGACTTGATTATTAGAGTATCTCCATTAAATAAAAGTTGTTTATTTATTACGGTCAATTTTAATAAATCTATTTTTTTGTATGAAAACATATTACAATATAATATTATTAAATTTTAATGAAAGTACCGCGTAAATATGTAAAAATTAAGTATACATACCAGGTGGAGGCAAAGATATGTGCTTAGTTTTAGTTGTAGTAAAAATGTCTAAAGCTTCTGTAAAATCTTTCATTTCTATGGTATAATTTTTACATGTGCCAAAATTATTTCTAATACTTATTATCATTGCTTTTTCAATGATTGTATTTATATCTCCACCGTTTCCATCGAATAAATTTAAATTTTTATTAATTAAGTTTATTAAATCTTTTTTTTCACATGTTGTATCCCATTCCTTTTCTTTTATTATTTTATAAAAAATATCGCTTAATTCTTCCGAATTATAATTTTCGATTGTGAAAGTCCAAGGAAATCGTCTTCTAAGCCCTGGATTTAATGAAAAAAAACACGAATCCAACTCTTTTTTATAACCGGCTATAATACAAATAATTTTATCTACATTTTCTGATAAATATTGATTTAAAGTATCTACACATTCTTTGGCGTAGATGTCTTCTGAACCATTAGATCCCAGTGAATAAGCTTCATCTATTAAAATTACGCCGTTTTTACACCTATTCAAAGTTTCGAGTGTTTTAATAGTCGTTCCTCCTAGATATTCTGAAATTAAATCGGAACGCTTTACTACATTAAATTTAACTTTTTTAAATATTCCAAGCTTGGAATAAATTTTTGCTAAAATTTCAGACACAGATGTTTTACCTGTACCAGGAGGACCTTCTAATACAGTATGTAACATTATAGTTTCTTGAGTATCGTGTATAAAAAATAATACTTGATCTATTATCTGCTCCTTCAATTTATTCATTCCTATCATATTATTTAGTTCAATTAAATCTTCTAATATATCTGGCAAAAGGTACATCTTAGATGGATAATTCTTTCGGTGTTTTTTAGATGGTAACGATTTTTGAGAATAATCTTGTATCATTTCTATTAGACTTTCTAGCGTATTTAATTTATAATCAGTAATATCAAAAATTTCTTCTTCGTCATATTTTTTTCTTTTCATTATTTTATAATATTTAGTATATTATAATTTATAGTAATGAACCCAAATTATAGTTTTTATTACAAGTTAGACTTTGGAACACCAAAAATGGGTGAAACTAGAATAATCAATCCGATTTTAAAGTCTAAACAGCATGATACACCTGTTTATATGACTAATACATCCACTGGAGAAATGTATATCGTTGGATCTTGGAAAGATCC